AGCTGTTGACGCTTCGTTACGTCGGCCAGCATGTACTCCCGAACCCCGACCAGCTTGTCCAGGATGGCCACGGCGGCGGCGTTGTCCCGGTCGGCCTTTTCGGCGGTGAACGACTGGCCGGGTTCGGCCGGGTTCGCCTTGTTCTTCACGGCTTCCGCCATGGTGAACGTGAACGGCACGTCCACCGGGATCACGTCTTCGTCGACCCCGTGAACGTGTCGGCCCAGGATGTCGCTGATCAGCTGGCGGCCCAGTCGCGGCGTCATCGCCCCGGCTTTTTCGGCGGCGGCCATGACACGGATCAAGTCCTGATCGTTCGTCACGTTCGGGCTGTTCGTCTTGAACTCGTGGTACGCCATCGCGAGGGACACCAGGATCCGGTTCCAGTACCAGTCCTCTTCCCTGCGCTCGGGCTCGAACACCTGTTCCTCGGCGATACGACGGGACGTGTCCGCGGTGGCGCGGGTGTAGTCGTCAGACCGACCGACAATGATCGGAGGGAGGCGCCATGCGCGGCGGACCTTGTCCGCGTTGCCGTCTTCGTAGTTCACAAACAGGGCGTCGTCGTGCTGTGCCTGGGTCAGGGGCTTCGCTTCGATCTTCACCTGGCCGGCGGACTCCCCGTCGCCATCTGGTTCGGCTTCGACGATCAGGAACCGGGAATAGTTGTCGTCCCCCTGAATGTGGTGTTCGGCGAAGTCGCTGATCCGTTCGATGGTGTCCTGGGTCAGTTGGCCGTTCGAGACCATCAGGAGCATCGACGGGATCTGATTGTTCCGGAACGTCGAATAGTTGATCTCTTCGGCGGCGCGGCCCCCGAGGATGGCCAAAAGGTTCCCCATGTAGCGGGGCACCCCGTACGGCGTCCGCGGTGCATAGATGCGGCGGTGGACCATCGGGTTCGCGAGTCGGCCAGGCGCGGACTTTGACGCCTTCAGAATCTCCCCAGTTCGCGCACTGATCGGGCGTGGATCTCCCCACTCTTTGAACCAGGTAAGGCGGTGCTGTCCACGGTGCATCTGGACCTGAACGTACCGACGGAACTTCTTCTTCCGGGTGCGCGAGACCAGGCGCCGGCGGTCACCACGGCCGACGATCCGGACCTCTTTGTACGTGGTGAACTCTTCGTCCAGGACGGCCAGGCGCATCCGGTAGGACGGAGCATGCCGGAACCCGGTGGGCTTCCCGGCGCGGTTCACGATGACCTCGAGGAACGCATTCCCCGTGGACTCGAGGTCGCGACGTTGCTGCTTCCGGACGAAGGTGAACGACCCATCATCCCAGTTTCCATAGGTCAGAAACTCGTCGACGGACTCCCACTCGTTCTCGACAGTGTCGCGGAGGGCGTCACGGGCGGCGTCATCCAGGTCGGCGTCTTCCGTCTCGGTGGCTCCTGAAGAGGCATCCCGAAGGGCGGACACGACGGACGCGGTGGGTTCGAGTCTCCACCCGAACCCGACCACATTCTGTTCCATGGCTTCGATGACCTGGCCCAGTTCCGAGTTCTGTTCCGGTAGCTGGGAAAGGACGTACAGATCGAACGGCGGAGGGACGACCTTCCCGCTACGGACCAGGTCGTCGATCGGCTTCAGGTTCGATTCCCCGGCGTCGTCGCTCTTCCCGACCGCCTTGTTCGCGGCGGCGTTCACCGGCATCACCAGGGCGCGGACCTTGCGCGACTCGTCGCGGCGGGTCCGCTTCTTCACCTTGCGCGTCTTCGCCTTGATCATCGGGACGACCTGGCCACTCTGGCCCTCTGGACTTTCCGATGTAGTGCTGTCGGCCACGTTCGTCTCCCTAGATCACACCTGGGTTCTTACCCCGACTCCGTCTCTTCCGCCGGCGTCGACGCCTGAAGGCTGTGGTGATCGCGATGTCGAGGGCGTCAAACAGATCATCGAAGGCCCCGTTCGGAAAGAGTACCAGCTGTTCCACGAGGTCGGGCTGGCGACCGACGATGTGGACCTTCCCGCGCTCGAAGTAGTTGGCCAGTTTCAGGGCCCTCGTGTACTTGTCTTTCACCGTGGTCACGGGGTGAAGTCGAATCCCCGGGACGGTCTCCTCGAGGGTCTGATACTGGGCGTCCTGATATGCGTTCGTCTCGATCCCGATCTCGACCAGGTCAGTCGCCCCGTCGTCCCCGGGAGGGAACCACTCGTCCGCGCCTGACTTCCACGCCTCGGTGATGTGGTCGGTCTGTTGTGAGAATCGAAGGTGTTTCGTGAAAGACGACAGGACATAGATGTCCCCGTGTTCGGTCACCTTCACGAAGACGCGGGCGAACTTGTCGTTCGCTTCCTTCGTCTTGATCGCGAGGTCCACCCCGCCGGCGCCCCGGCCATCCGTAGGGACGTCGCCTTCGTCACAGAAGTCGAGATCGTCGTACTCGAACACCTCGCCTTGCATGGCTTGCGTGTCGCATAGGTACTGGGACGCGAAGATGATCAGGCCCAGGTCCTTCCGCTTCTTCCGGAAGTACGCGGCGGGGAACTTGTCCGGCCAGGGTGACCTTCCTTCGACGTCGAGGGCGCGGATGATCTGGGTCGTCTCGGACATCTCGTTCGCTTCGAGATGGCCGTACAGGTCGTCGTAGTGGTAGCGGGTGCCGATGATGTGGCGCCGGCCGTCAGGTTCCAGGGTCGGATCGAGGGCAGTGTAGTACCACGCCTTCGTCCGCTGCCTCGAGTGCTTCGTCCGGCTGTTGTCCTCGTCGACCAGGTCGTCCCCGTAGATGACGTCGAAGTGGGACCCGGTGACCTGGCCACCGATCCCCACGGCCATCACGGTCGGTTCCTTCATCGCGCGGGTTCGGGTCCGGACGATGATCTCGGTCTGGTCCCACTTGCCATCACCCACCAGATTCCCGAAGATCCGCCTGAACTTTTCGTTCGCCTCGAAGTGCTGTTTGATCTCGGACAGGACCTTCTTCGCGTGGCCCTCTGTCTTCGACGCAATGCACACCCGGACGTTCGGATTCCGGACCACATCGAAGATCGCCCCCACGACCGTCAGAACCGTCGACTTCCCGCCCCCCCGGAAGGCCAGGTGAAGCGTCTGACTATGGGTCAGCATGAACCGCTGAAGGGCGCGGTGGAACGGCTTGATCTGGTAGTCCAGGACCTCGGTGGCCAGGATGTCGATCCGGCCGTTCTCGAGGACCTGACGCCGGACCCACGCGTCGTTCTTCGACTGTTGTTCCTCGACCTGTCGAATGGTCGCGTTCCGGTCGATGGCCATGGCTACGCCTTCCGGCGTCGAACGGGCGGGGGTGCGGTGGCCTCCGGTTCCGCGTCGATCACGTCCGGGTACACCACAGGTTCCCCGAGGTCCAGGAACGGGACGTCCTCGTACTCGTCGCGGAGTCGCCTCCCTTCGCGGTTCAGCTCCCCAAGGTGGCTCACCAGCTCCGGGTCGGCCATCGTCCCGACGGTCAGGGTGGCGGCCACGGCCACCGACCCGGACGACTTGCGGGCGGCGCGAGGGAGGACCCCGAGTTCCTGGCCACGGTCCAGGAGGTCGTCGGCGATCTTCGCCTTCGCCTTCAAGGCCCCGAGAGTGATGTGTTCTTTGTCGCCCTTGCACGCGGTGGCCAGCGTGTCGAGGTCGCGCATCACCTTGTTCATCCGGAAGCGGTGTTCCGTGAACACCTCACCCACCGGACGGTTCGGCCCCATCTCGAGGAGGCCGGCCTGGATGATCTCGCGGCGGGCCAGAACGACGGTGCTGATCCGGACCCGCAGGTCGGCGGCGATCTGGGGGTCGGTCAGACCCTCTTCGATGAACGAACGAACCACCGAAAGATCGATGTCTTCGATCTCTTCGGTGGTCGGTTTGCGGACTCGTCGTCGTCTAGCCATGGGCCTATCGTAGCTCAGGCGGGACGATGCGTCAGCCGTGACCTATGCTAGGGCGGACGCGATCTCGAGTTCGAGCATGACCCCAGAGGGTTCGGCGGAGCCGTCTTCCTGGGTACACAGAACCCCGAGGCTATCACCGTCGGCGATGGCCAGGGACACGATCCACTTGTCGGTTCGCTTGCTCTGTGCGAACGTCAGCTCCCCCGAGTGGGCCCCAGTGGTGTAGTTCATCAGGATGAACTTCACGTCCGCGGTGGTGTGCAGCGTGCCAGCGCCATCGACCAGGCGAACCCCAGTGATGGTTCCGTCACACGGCGCGGTCCACCCGTCCTCCTGTGTCACGATGTCGTGTGCCGTCGCGTTCATCAGACCCACGGTCGTCATGTTCGCGGCCTTGCCGGTTGCGACACCAGCGCGAACCCAGTACGCGGTCTGACTGTCGACCGCGGTGGCCTCCCAGTCAGAAGGCGGGATGAACGAGATCGCGCCATCGCGCTCCCCGAACTCCGACCCATCGCCCACGTTGGCTTCCGATCCGTCGTGAACGATCGTCAGGGCGGTCCAGGCGGAACCATCCCAGTAGGACCATTCGACGACCAGAGTGGAGTCGTACACGGCGGGAGTCGCGTACGCGAAACCCATCTCACAGAACGGGATCGTGTGCCCGAAGTAGGCATAGTCCGTATCTGCCACCGGGGTGTCGGGGAACAGCTGATAGGCTCCCGTGTACCCGGCTTCCGCGGCGGAGTCGGCCAGGTTCGCAAACACGGCGTCGTCCTCGATCTTCGCGTACGCGGCGGCGGCTTCAGTCGAAAGAGGATCGCCCCCGACCAGGCCAGCGCCGTTCGTGTTCACAGCGTCGCCGTCGATGGCCCAGGCCCCTAAGACGGCCATCGCGTGGACGGTCTTCGCGGAGTTGTTGGACTCGTTGGCGATCAGGTTCAGTTGTTCGACGATGGACAGGCCCGGACCACCGTGACCGATACCAGCGTCAGTTCCATCGAAGTCGCGAGCTACCAGAAGAGTGATCGACATGATGACTCCCTAGCGCCACGCGCTGTAGAGAACCTGTTCGCCCGAAACGTTCAGGTCGGTGTCGGTTCCAAGGGTGAAGCCGGTAGCGGTCGGGGTGATCCCGCCCGAAGTGGCAAGGGTGGTCGTTCCGCCCTTTTGCTTGTACAGCTCGTCGTCCGTCATGCCCTCTTGCCACTCGCCCTTCGCGGGGTCAGCGGACACGTTCAGCAGTACGACGCGACTTGGTTGGAACCCGATCTTCGTCTCGATGGTGAGTCCTGCACCGGTGCCGACGAAGGCACCGTGTACAACCTGTGTTCCCGAGGCCATCAGACCCTCCTGTGAATCATTCACTTTGTAGAACTAGACGTTAACCAGAATAGTCTGATCGCGTCAAGGGTGCATTAGAAAAGGCGCCGGGAGGATCGACGTTCGATCTGTACTCCGGAACCCTTTGTGATGTGGTGTCGAACTGTACCACGAAAGGTGTGATTCTTTCGCGGTACAATGCAGTGTCCTAGTAAGGCGTCCCCCCTTTGGAAACCCCGCGTCACGCTTCGCTGTCCCCGGTTTCCACTAGTTTCCCCCCTACGGGGGGAAACCGGAAAACTTGGGAACATCTACGCATGACATGGAAGAACGAATCATTCGGTGAACATGTTGTTCTCCACAACCCCCGGCGCAATAGAACGATCAAACTGTTAAATGAAAAGATAGAATAGGGTCACACGATACAAACTGTACGTCAAAAGTACAGACCGTATCCCATGAAGAAAGTTTGAAACGGAAGGGATGCAACCGGTAAGCGTATGGTGCGAGGTCGTGAAGATGTTCCAGCCAGTCGTCGACAACCCGGACCTGTCCATCGAACCGAACCCGGCATGGCCCCGGGTCGCTGTCGCTTGTCGCTGGAAGGACGCTCACAAGCGGCGGACGAAGTGGCCCCATGCTTCCGTCGTCGGCCCACTCCGGACCGTCCGCGGTGTGGACCTCCTGGTCAGAAACCTCCTGGCAAACCCGCAGATCCGGATCGTCGTCATCGACGGGGCCGACCTTTCCGCCGGTCAGGCAACGACGCAAGCCCTGACCGACCTGTGGGATCTCGGGGTTCGACCGCGGGGAATGGCTGACGACATCACGGACGAACACCTCGACCTGATCAGGCGAACAGTCATCATCGCCTCCCCCGAACCGAAGGGCCAGGACCTCGACCTGGACGGCATCGTCGAGGACGCGGACCGCAACGGGGGCGCCGTCATTCTTCCGCCACCTCCCCCGGTCGCAACGGCTACCGCTCCCCACGGTGACCCCGGGGAACGCGTGGTGGGCGACAGCCTGATCGACGTGTGGCCAGCGGTGCTTCAGCGGATCATGTCGTTCGGCCATAGTGTCCCGTCGAAGTACGGCGACACGATGGAAGTCCTGAACCTCGTGTCCGTCTATCGGAACCCTCGGGCCATCCTCGAGGACGTCGACCGGGCGGGCTGGCTCGGGTTCGATCGCGCCGGGATGGAAGAGTACGCGCGGAGGGTGACCACCCCGTGGGCCCCGGAAGGTGCGCCCTACAGCTACGGAACGCGGATCGGGTACGCGGGGTTCCACGGTGTTCAGAATCTCCTCAAGAACAAGCCGAACGACCGCGGGATCGGGGTGTCGCCCTGGACCCCTGTGGACGCGGCCGGTGGTGGTGGGCGGCCCTGTCTCGTCTGGGTCCAGTTCCGGAATCTTGCCGGTCAGCTCCATCTTCAGTTCGTGTTCCGATCCCACGACTACTTCGCGGCATACCCGATGAACGTGGCGGCGCTGGCCTCCTGGTTGATCCGGGAAGCTGACGCGCGGGACCTCGAGGTCGGGACCGTCACGTGTCTGTCCGTGTCGGCCCACCTGTACGATCGGGACTGGCATGACTCCCGCGAGATCATCGCGAACCACCTCCCGAAGGGCCACCAGTGGGACCCTCGTTCGACGTGGCGCGTGGAAGCTGTCGACTTCACCGGCGTCCCGGGTGACCGGTCGGGGAAGGTCGTCCGCGCGACGGCCCTGACCCCGGACGGTTCCGAGGTCGTCGAAGTGTTCGAGGGTCGCACTGCGGAAGTAGTTCAGCGGAAGATCGAACGGTCTGGTCTATTGACGACCACAGGGAACGCCTTATGGCTGGGTCGGAAGCTGGCCGAGGCGGAAGGCACCCTGTAGGGTT